AAGGTAGAGACACGGCCGTCGTATTTATAGAACTTGTCCACACCCATCCAGTACACCACACCAGATGCAACAGACGTAGCGTTCTGACCCATGATGGAGATGTTGTCTCCCAGGATCTGGCTACCCCAGACAGTCGGAGCGCCCAAGTACTGCAGTGAATACACCGAGGAGTCCGTGAACACCACAATCTCTTGGCGGGTCTGCAAGCACGTCACAATCTCTGAGCCATGGGATAGGCGCAAACTGCCAGCCTGGTTGGTAGCGGCAGGAGTCCACTCCACCACAGATTCTTGGTCCGACCAGCGGATCAACATGGGGTCTTGGGCGGTAGCCCCGTAGTCATTACAGCCAAAGGCAAATACAAACCGGCTGATGTCAGACACAAAGATCAAATTCTGAATCGTTGGAACACCAGACGCGCCAGACAGAGAGGTGACCGGGATCCCCCGGGCCGCAATAGTATGCGTGCCAGACTGAGAACCAGAAGTGGTGATTGGCGTACCACCAGCTGTAGCCGCAAGGTTACATGTCCCACTAGACGCATTGACAACGTAATACACAGTGCCAGGAGTCAGACCAGTCGGCAACGCCCCGGTCGTGGTCAGCATGATGGCGTCCCCGTTGGCAAAGTTCACACTGGCCGTCAGCACGCCAGGGGTGGCTATGGTGATGGTGACAGGAGCGCCATTCACGTTGTAAGTGGCATTCCAGTAGTACATAGCCCCACCACGGGGACCAAATACTAGATCTTCACCAAAGTTAGACTGGCTCCACAGGCGCAACGCATCTGTACCAGTAGCTCCAACGCCCCAGGCTCCTAAGCCCCAACCGCCTGCACCCCATCCCGTCAAGGCCACCGTGTACTCAGGGCCGGTATTGATTTGGTACATAGCGTACACCGTGCCTCCCCCGCTAGCCGTGGTAGACGTGGCTTTGGCAGTGGCCGTATGGATTCCAGACTGTGTGCCGGTCGGAACGATCGCCGTGCCCCCAGAAGTGGCGGCAAGCTGGAATGTGTACCCTGAAGTATTAACAACATAATAGGTCGTGCCTGCCACAAAACCTGTAGGCAAAGCGCCCGTGGTGGATAACACCACTTCAACGTTGTTGGCCAGCTGAAACTGGGCCGTAAATACGCCTGTCGAGAGGACCAGGCTTACCGTGGATTCTGCAGTTATGTTGTAGGTAGTGGCAGACTGCAAGGAGATCTTGTATTCCCCAAGCAACGTCAGGCCACCTATGGCAGAAGAGCCGTTAAACGTTACATACGCGCCGTCAGCAAACCCACCGGCCGCATCAGTCACCAGAACCGTAGAAGAGTTTAGGATAGTCCCAAACGGGTTTGTCAGGGTTGTAGTAGCCCTAATAGGCGTAATGTCGTAGTACGCACCGCCGTTGGATATGTAGAACTTTAGGTTTGTACCAACGCCAATCAGGTTAAGCGAGGTAAGAGTTACCCAGTTCCATAGAGACCGGCACACGCCCTTAAAGTAATTGGCAGAGATCTGAACCCAACCGCCGAGCTTCTCAGGGGTGCCAGCGCGGAAACGAACCTTCTCAGAGTCGTACCAACCACCAACTACCTCGGTGCCAGCATTGACCGAACCCAGGGCCTCAGAAGCGTATCTGGTGTTTTCCCGGTTCACGCCCGGCCGGAACATTATTTTCTTGAGCGGCATCTCGATCCCTACGACATGAACAGGGCGTGTTCGTCAAGCCGACGGTTCTGCAACCCTTTGAGTATTTTGCCACCAGCCATGCAATACTTCAACAGTTCTTGACCCGCGCCTTCTTTGTCGCCCCTATTGAGTTTTTGACGAAGCGTCGAACGCTGGAGTGTTCCAAGACCGACGTTAAAACTGAAAGACACAAGAGCGTCAAACATGCTTTGTGTAAGAGGAGCAGTGATGTAGGTGTGAACCCCTCGCTCAAAGCGAGCCAGATCTGCGCGAAGTATTCCATCAACTTCCTCCATGCTGAAGACCCTGAAATCCTCGATCTTCAAGGCAAACCCATCCCGCTGATCGATGGGCAACTTCCCCTGCTCCGGGTACAACACATGTCCAACGCCAATCGTCCATAGCTTTGCTGGACATCTGTAAGGCTTTTGTCTTACACCTTCATGGTGTTTGATCATAGCCACGGCTTTAGGGCTGACGTTCATTTACCAAATGCCCGACCGCCAAAATGGAACGCAATGATGCTGGCAAACAGCGCCTGGGTCTCGTCGTCCCACAGTTGGTCAGCCATGTCTTGGAAACCAACGCCGGTGCTCAGGCCGTGGTAAACCAAGGCGCAGTCAATACCAACCAGCAACAGGAAGAAACCATAGGTGATAGCGGGGCGCACGCTGGCCCGGAAGTTCTTCATCCACTGGCTAGTGCCCTCGTTGAGCGCCGTGTCGTGGGCGTAGATGGCCTGCACCTCAGCCTGCTGGGCGGCAATCATGGAGACCTTCTCGTTGGACTTGGTCTCAATCTCAAGTTGCTGGGTATGGATGTTCTCAACCCGTTCTTGGGCTTCAAACCCCAGCTTGCGCATCTCAAGCTCCCGGGCGATCTGCATCTGGGCCAGCTCCAGCTCATGCTTCTTGTCGCTGCGGTCTTGGAAAAAGTCCAAAATCTTGGGCAATCCGCCCATTAGGAAGGATATCAGGGTAGAGAATAGTGTCAGCATTAGTAACTCTTCTTGGTTAACATTGATGAAGCAATCGACATAAGGGATTGCACGTCTTCTATGCTCTCAGGTCGATCTTTGAACCCGACGGTGATCTGTCCGATGAAACGCGTTGCGTCCGGGGGGACAGAGATTCGACAGCCGTAGGTGACCCCAACTTCGACGTACCACAGGCCGATTTCGCTTTGTGGCTTATGGTAGTCTCCACACGGCGTTTCTCCTGCCATGAGTTTGACAACGTCCGCATTGTTCGCCTGATTAGTTGTGAAGAGACCAACATCAATACCCTCCAGTCGTTTATCCCGCCCGTCCTTGGTATACGCCCGGTAAAGAACCCTCGTACCAAACAACGGGTTTACCTTAAATATAGACACAGTCTGGGCACCGCCGTACTTAATTAGCACTGCCGCAGCATCCTCCACCCTGGCCTCGTTAATGCTCGGTAGCTTCTGGCTCTCCTTGTAAGCCCCGACCAATAGGTCATGGTTGGCATAGACAAACCAGGCACAGAAACCAAACACAAACATGATGAGCAAGGCAATTAGCTTGAACGGGCTATCCACGTAGGTCAGCACCCTGTCCAGTACTCCCAGCGTCTTGTCCTGCTCACTCATCTCCACAATCCTTTTGAAATCCCCCACTGGACCAGCCAGTACATCGCTAGACTAAACGCCGCAATGATTGCCACTGAGAGCTGGATGTCCTGAATCATCTCTTTGCGGTCCTGGGCCTTGGCGGCATCAATGATCTTTTGCTTGACCGCCTCAGCCTCTTCCTTGGCAATCTGCCGCTTCATGCTCTCTCTGAGTTTGACCATGTCATCCCAGATCTTCCCCTGGCCAGACCACACCAGCATCTCGTACAGCTCGTACTCCTGCCTCTCTAGCTCCCGTCGCTTCAGGACAATCTCCATCGCTTCTGACGTTAGCTCTGCATCCGTTTTCTTGGGCTTGACCCCGTTGGCCTTGTCCCACAGCGCCTCGCGCTTCTCTCGCTCCTTGACCGCCTCGGCCTTCTCAATGATGGCCTTCTGGTCAAAATACCCGACGATACTCTTGGTTAACTCATTGGCGTCCTTGCCGAGCTTGATAACCTCCTTGATGGTGGCTACCGCCGCTTTGGCCCCGGCAAATGCAACGCCAATGGTTATCGGGTCAATTTCAACCTCACTGAACCGTAGCTTCGTCCGGCTTGGTCTCAGGCATTGGAACCTGGGGGATTGCCTGCTCCTGAATGGCTTGAACCAGCTGGAACACCTCGCCGTACGGGCGGGTACCCAGATACTGCAGAGTGGCGTTCACCAGGCTCAGGCTCAACTCGATCTTCTTATCTTCCATGGATATCTCCAAATGCAACCGCCATCATGGGTTGGCGGCTTACCCTTTATGCTTATGCCGCAGGGGTTGCCCAGGGCAAGGGTGGTTGCGTGATGGGATAAATTTTATGTCCTTTCCAGTTGTTAGGCTTCTTACCTTTTTTTGCTGCCGACATTTTGGATTTTGTTTCTTGTGAATGTGTACGCCCTTTGCGGCTTTCTGACATTTGTGCACAAACTTGCAAAGAGCGTTTTTTACCTTTGTTCGCCTCTGATATTTTTTTGCGAGTTTCTTCTGATACAACTCTTCCAGACATCAAGGCACTTACAATTGCTTTTTGTCGATCTGAAGTGGTCTTGCCGCGTTTTGATTCAGCAATTGCTTTGGTAGCCGCCGATCTAACAATCTCATAGGTTTTTGAGTTAATTCTTTCGCCGTTGCAGCAAGCCATTGTCCAAAACGCATTTGCCATTTTTGAATTTTTGTACACTTTCCAAAGTAACCAATGAGCAATAAAATGCCATCTCGGTGAAAGTGGTACAAGATTGTCTTTTCTGTTTGAGCCACCCATAGAGCGCGGGACAATATGGTGTTTTTCCACCCGACCGTCAGGTGGATTTTGTTTTGCCCATTCAATTAGCCGCATATAACGGCTAAATTGAAGCTGACTCACTGGGTAATCCATGGAAGCGGAGGACTAATTACAGGCGGGTTTTGCAAATTGTCTATTTGTTGCTGAACAGCGGCTTCCGTTGCGGCTTGGTCTACTCCGTTAGCCCAAATCCAGCCTAGAACAGTCTGTTCGGTAAGCGACGAATAAGGGATAAAAGAAGACCCCTGGACAACAGGGAACGAACAGGTCGAGTAGACGCTGCCGTTATAAGTGCCATCAGTACCGTTACATGACCAATGGGCGGTCACAACATAGTCTGCACCCTCGGGGGTACTGGGAATGCAGTCAAGGGCAGAGATTACCCAGTTGTAAGTTGTCGTCATGGTTTTTCCTTTCAGGGGTTATTTAGCTTCAAGCGCCGTGATACGGTCGGTTAGTTTGGTGATTAGGGCTTGTTGCTCTTGTATTGCGGCGGTCAGGGTTGCAACCAAGAAGCTAGTGTCGATGCCTTGGTACTGCGGATTGCCTTCAGCATCCACTGCGTCTTTCTCGCCAGTAACTGCATGAGGACAAACTTCAGACAGCTCGTGAGCAATAAAACCAGTAGTGGTGATTTTTGTTTCTTTCCAATCAAATTGACGGGGTTTCAATTGAGCAACAATTGCAAGAGGATTGGGTAAATCTACAATGTTCTCTTTGAGCCTGTAATCCGAACTTGTGTTGTACGCAACCAAACCGCCTGCTCGGTTATAGGTTATGCTACCTCTATTGGTTGCAGTGCCTTCTGTTTGGAAAAATATAAAACGGTTATCACCAGTCGTTGCATTGTTCCAAACAACCAGAGGATTGTCTGTTGCGTTGCTGCTACCTGCCTTTACTCTACATACATCCGTTCCAATAACATCTAGCTTAAATGCAGGACTTGTGTTGTTAATCCCCAAGTTACCGCTAGTGTTAAAACGGGCGCGTTCTGAGTTATTTGTTCTAAATACAAAATCACTGTTTGAAAGAGTACCAACAAAACCTGTTGTTGAAACACCGCCTAATATGGTTTCAGCGGACCCACTCTGAGTTATCCTGATGTATCCATCTGTACTAGAGTTAAAACGCGCAATTTCACTAGCAGCAGATGAAACATGAAGACGGTTTCCAGGAGAACTCGTCCCAATCCCCAAGTTCCCACTCGCATCCAGCGTCATTGCTTGGGTGAACGTTATGGCGTTACCTGCTGTGCCGGAGGCTGCTGTGAACCAGCCAAACCCACCCGTTGTCAGTGCGGAAAAACGGCAAGCCTCATCAGTTGTGCTGTACTTGAAAGTATTTGCCGCGTCTTCGTAGAAATTGAACCCAAAGTTTGCGGCTCCGCTTGCTTGCTGAGATACCGAAACAAAAGCGCTGACTTGAATGGCTTTGCTTGTTGAGTTCCAAGCACTCGGCGTAACCCCCAATCCGAGGTTACCGGAGGAGTCGAGGCGCATACGTTCTGTGGCATTATTATTGCGAAAAACAATAGGAGTAGTTGTATCGTTGTTTGAAGGCCCGATGGCAAAAAATGTACCTGGCACATAACTAATATCCGCCGACCCGTTTGCACCATTAGAACCAATCTCAAACAACAAACGAGAATATCCGGTGGCGCTAAGGTTATTTATTCTAGAAACAACATAGGCTCCAGCAGATGTATTAGATACATCCAACTTATAAGAAGGAGAACTCGTCCCAATACCCAGCCCTGTGCTGGTTAGGCGCATTTGTTCGGCAGCATCAACGCCGAATAACATAGCGCCTCCGTTGTCGCCAACAATCCATTCTCCTGAATCGCCCCAATCAAGACGATTAGCATCGTTAAGGCGAACTCGAGGGGCCGCAAATATCGTCCCATTAAACGTCAGCGCAGAACCAGTGGTGACTACCTTGGAGCCGTTGAGGTACGCTACTCCGTTGGCTGTGCCCGCTGATAAGACCGGATTTGCAGTAAGCGTAGCCACGCCAGTAAGGGATGTAGTTCCCGTGACAGACAGGTTCCCGTTAACAGTCAGGTTACCAACAGTGGCCGAGCCAACCTCAATAAAGTCAGAGCCGTTCCAGGCCACAACAGCAGAAGCGCCGTTAGGGATTGTCAGACCCGTCGTAGGACCAACACCCACTAACTTGACAGAGAACCCGCCAGTCGTCGCATTGATGATTGTGTAGATCTTGGACTGGGCCGGGGCCGTGATGGTTCGTAGCGCCGTGCGTGCGCCTGAGCACAGCAAAATAGCCTGACGAGCCTGGTTTGCCGCAAGAGTCGTGGTAGTCAGCGTGACGTCAGCGTCCGTGCTAAGCGTGGTTGTACCGGCAACGGCAGTGTCCAAAAGAGAGGTAATGGAGTCATTAACCGTCGTCCCCCACGTACCTGCAAGTTCGCCAGTGACCGGAAGGGCTAGGCCCAAGAGAGATGTTGCTGCTGTCGTCATAAAGACTCCTACGAGTTCGTGTTGATATTTTGCCAGTTAGGAGCCTGCGTGTCATCCACATTAGCCCACCCCGGCGTTTGAGTTGTCCCCACAGCCGTCCACCCCGGCGACTGCGTATCCGTGACCTGGGTCCAGCCAGGCGTCTGTTCATTGTTGATATTCCCCCAGTTGGCCGTCTGAGTGTCGTCGATCGGGTTCCAGAGATACTCGGCGTAGATAAAGTCTGCCGCCGTCGCTGCCTCGGATATAGCAGCCATGTAGTTCATAGCCGCCACAAACTGAGCTGCCGCCGTAGCCGTCTCCAGCACTTCGGCCATCATGGTCAAGAACCCAATATCAGAATCCGTGCCCGTAGCCGTCTCGCTCACCGAGCTCTGGAAATTCACACTGGCAGATACCTCATCCGTGGCCGTGGCGGTCTCAAGAATGTTGCCAAAAAACTCAAACTGAGAAGCCGTCTCATCAGCCGCCGTGGCCGTTTCAGACACCTCGCCGGGGTATGTTGGCGTGGCAGATATGGTATCCGCGCCCGTGGCAGTGTCACTTGTTACGCCCTGGAAATCTGGATTTGACGCATCAGTATCCGATCCAGACGCACTCTCACTGATACCCACCCCGAAATTGGCATTGGCCGATATTTCGTCAGACCCAGAAGCTGTCTCCGCCACAGAGGCAAAGACCGAGACATTGGAGTCAATCGAGTCCGCCCCAGTAGCTGTCTCGCTAATAGCCGAGTCAAACGCCGCCTGGGCCTCTACGCTGTCCGCACCCGTGGCAGTTTCAGAAATAACCGTGGAGTAGGTAGGCGTGGCCTCTATTGAATCTGACCCACTGGCGGTCTCTGCTACCGCTACCCCAAAGTCCTGGCTTGCCTCAATGCTGTCAGCCCCGCTTGCCGTCTCATCTACAGCGACCTGGAAGTCTACGTTGCCATTTATGGAGTCAGACCCACTCGCCGTCTCAGCAATGCTAGATTCAAACGAAGCCAGGGCCGATACAGTATCAGCCCCCGTGGCGGTCTCAGAGATGCTAGAGGCAAAGGTGGGATTAGACGATATGCTGTCAGCGCCCGTGGCAGTCTCGGCCAGGTCACGGTCATAAACCGAATCACCCCAGCCAGCTTGACCCCATGTACCGGACCCCCAGCCGCCTTCTGCCATTATTCATCTCGTGAGTACGTCGTCATTAAATTAAGCGCTAAGAGAGAATGTATAGCTGACTGTCAAAACATCACCCGATACCACAGAGCGGTCGCCAGGAGACTGGAAGTCAGCGGCTGAGAACAGCGTGCCACTCGTACCAGAAGCTGCCGAAGCCAGGAAAGCCCCGCCCACCGTTGCCGTAGCGTTGATGCTGAAGCTGGCCTTAGAAGCCGAGTTGGTCACCACAGACGGGTTAGCGTTAGTAGCCGCAGCAAACGTAGCCGCAGGGCGGTTGCCAGAGTAAGGGGTGATCTCAGTCCAGCCACCGTGGAGAGCCAGGGTGTCAGTAGCCGCAGGGGTGTTAGATGCGCCAGCACCGTACAGACCAATATACCAAGTCGTGATCTGGGTGGTCGAGGTTAGAGCCACACCGGCCATGTACTGCAGGCCGACGTTCACAACCAGGTTGTGGGTCTCGTCACGCCATTTCAGGTTGCCGTCTTTGTCAAAGCACTCAATAAAGTACTGGCCCGTAGCCTTGGCGGTCTCGCCCGAGCCGGTGTTGGCGATCATGCCGCCTTCGATTTTGTCTGTGGCTTTCAAGAATTCGGTGGTCATGGACCGCTCCTTAGTTAGATGAACGTATTAAAGCCGACGTTGCCGTGTTCTGCGGCATCGTGACCGTGAAGTTGGTGGATGTCTTGTCAGACCCAAAGTCCAGCACGGCAATTGATTTGTTGCCCTGGGATGCGTTGTAAATTAGCGCACACCGCGCCGTCACACTGGCATTGAACGCAACGTTGTCAAAGTTGACATAGACCGTATACCCAGACGTCTGGATAGTGATGCCCGTCATCTGAACCCCGCCAGCCACATAGCCCGTACCAGTCACCTCGTTGGTAGAGGAATACACGGTCGTGTCTTCGTTCAAATCCGCATTGGCCGTGTACAGAGCCATGTAAATATCGTCCACGAGAAGGTTGTGGACCCCCTCGTAGAGCTCGGCCTTGAAGCTGGTGGTCTGGGTTTGAACAATGCTCATGACACCGGCACCCTAACTTGGCCGTCTCGGTATGCGTCCATACGCTGCTTCCCGTCGCCAAGATTCTTCAAGAGAGCAATCGACTGCACATACCGATCGCTGTACAGCTTAACCATATCTGCTTCTGCCTTGGTATAGGTAGCGGCTTCCATCAAGGTGCCGTACAACAATGCAGAGTCAAAGTTATCACCCAGCCACGTACGACCATCCGCCGCGTCCACAATGGACTCGGGCAGATAGAAGTAATGCAGCTCAACCTCGTAAGACAGATCAGGCGTGGGGCCCAGGATAAAACTCAGCTCATCCTCGTTATCTGACCGGGGGCCAAAGATTGCGTAATGCTTGGGTTTACCGCGGTAAGCAGCTGCCGTGCTCGGATAGGCTTCACGAATGAAGTTCACGTCTTTGTTGAGCAGGTACAAATACTCACTGTCTGAAATAACGGCAATCGAATACACAGACAGGAAGTCAGTGGGGCATTGAAGATACTTATTCCCTACGGTAGCTGTACCCGTCACGTTCTTACGCAGCGACGCCAGCTGAACAGTGTTGTAGATGCGCTGCTCCGCCTGCTTGATGAAGGTGTCAATGTTACTCGTCGGGAACGAGTTCTCGATGTAATCATTAACCTGGGTAACCAGCTCGTCGTAGGTCATATCAACCTCAGGCCATCGGGCCTCGTGCCATCACACCTTTGGTAGCCGCACCAGTGCCACGGATTTTGATGCCATCCGTCTTGACCGGCTGATCCCCTGCAGCTTTGCTAACCGCGCCAACAGACAGGTTGTACGTGTCCAGCTTGCTACGATTGGGGCTCTTGCCAGGGTTCTCTTCAATCTTCACGGCCTTACCCTTCATGGTGTGGGGCTCAGCATAGACGCTGGCCTGGCCAACTTCTTTACCCATAACTTTTTTGCTGTATGTGGCCATATTAGCCTCCGCGAGAGCTGGATTTCTGGTTCATGGCACGGGCCAGGTTGCGTCCGTACTTCTTCATGTTTGCAGAAGTAACACCACCCTTGGCCAGCTTGGTCATGGGCTTGCCAGGATGCATCTTGGCTTCGTGCTTATGCACAGCCGATGCAATCATCTTCTTGTCTTGTTTCAAGTCTTTCTTGTCCATTTCTGGCTCCTTTAATTAACTGTGACTGTACCAACACTTGTCGTTGCCACCAAGTAGTTTGGTGTTAAACCGACATCAAAAAAGCTAGATCCACCAACCGGGGCCCATCCCCACTGAATATCGCGGGAACCACCAGACGGGAACCCATTGGCATCCAATCCAGCAGTGTAGTACGTCGTATCCGGTCTTGGCTGGCGCACGGCCTGCGGATCGTCAACTGGGTACATTCCAAGCTGCAACTGCGGCTGATCGGGATCCCAGCACTCCGGGCAGACTTTCAACTGGTACAGCTTGGTCTTGATGACCTCAAACTTAAGCTGCTTGAGCTTGAAACGAAAGCCACAGCGATCGCACTGGGAGATCGCAAATTTGCCGGATGAGAACCTCTCGCCCATTACGGAGTACTCCCTCCGATAAACTGCTGACGGGGCACAAACCGGATCGGCGCCTTCTCGTGATCTTCGCCAGCGGCCAGGGCAAACTGCTCATCGTAAGCGGCTTTCAGCATTTCCACACGTTGCATCAGCTCGGGCTGTTTCATAGCGATGTAGTACGCCAAACCAGCGGCGGCGGCAGGTAAAAAACGAAAGTTTGCATCACCAACCTGCACACCAGCTCCAGTGTCCTGGATCCTACGCATACGCCAGTACACAAACTGATAGGTCGTAGAACTGTCCGGGGTTGGCCAGACCGTGACAGCTGGCAACTGGGGCACGTAGACCAGAGTCTGATCCGTATGAGATGCCGCCGTCGTATTGTTCTGAGCCCGGAAACACCCGCCCAGCGAGTTGCCATCGATGTAGCCGTAGTAGATAACCTCTGAATCCAGCTTGATGTAGCCAGCGGCCGCAAGGCCCACCGTGGATGTCAGATTGATCGTAGTTACGGTTGAGTTAATGTTCCCATCCAGCTTTAGGGTAGTTGGATTTGTTTCCCCTGACAGACGCTGGATCCACACCTGAATAGGACGGGCCTGGGTGAGCTTGTTTGGGATCGTCGCATAGGTCGAAACACTAATGCGAGAGATGGTAAGGTCGGCCTGGGTGGAAGATACGTTACCCCCGGTACGAATCACATGGTCTAGCAGGTCAATCGTATCTAGCGGCAGCGGATAGGTATTTAACCCAGGCGTCAGCGTGATACTGCCTTCCTCAATCGTCCACATGTTCAGGCCACGGTTGGCCCACTCAATGGTCATCAGGTTCATGGAACGACGGGCAGTCCGAAGGTCGTAGCCCGAACGCATTTCACGACCGGCACGCTCCCATGCTTCCTCGGCTAACTCCGTGAAGTCCAGGTTAAATAGGGTTGTGCCAGTCGTGTAGCTCATTTCATTGCAGCCCGGATATTGTCAATCATGTTGGGGTAGGGCCGACCAGCAGCTTTGGCCGCAGCCTTAGCTTTTGCCTTCTTGGCAGAGCTCAGCTTCTTGGGAGCGCCCAGGCTTTCAGGACGCGGCTTGCTCCAGACCTCACCACCCTTGGCATACTGTGTGAAATCAGTGTTGTCCCGGCGAGCTTTACGCTTTCCGCTGGGCATCTTAGAGGGGGCAATGTCCCCCATGCCGCGACTGGCCATCATGTTATTTCCCCTTGGCGTAACCGCCGCCACACATGATTATCGTGCCACGGGTCTTGCCGCGTTGAGCAATACCATCTGCACGCTTGGAAGCAGTCATGCCGCCCCTGGCGTAGCCAGTAGCCTTGTTATAGGCTTTCTCGGCTTGAGCAGAAGCCTTCTCTTCTTCCATCTGCTTTTCCATGTCGTAACGCTGTTTGGGCGTCACGTATTCAGCATCAGACTCATCAGTGCGCTGTGGGTTTACAAATCCCCTACCAGCACCAGCTTGTTTCTTGGTTGCCATGATGGCCTCCTTAGCACTTCCCGCCGCGCTTCATGGTGATCTGTTTGCCCTTGGTGTGGCCTTTCTGCTGTACAGAGTGCTCACCATGCGGACGCTTACCACCGGCCATTACCTTGCCCATTTTGGACGGGGACACAGAGCCACCTTTTTTCATGCCCGCCTCGGCCATCTCATGCTTGATCATGGACTTGGGTGCGCCCTTGGCTTTCATAAAGCCAACTTCTTTTTTCATCATTGCTTTGGACTCTTTCATGTCACCACCTTTAGAAAATTTGCGGCCTTTGTCCGCCTTGCTGAACTCTTGCCCCACGGATTGAGGGACGCCTACCTTCTTCGCAAATGCCGGGTTATGGGCCACGGCTTCCATGAAGTTATGTTGTTTCTTGCTAACCGAGGGCACTTTTCTGCTCCCTGATAAACGAATCAATCTTGCTCTCTAGACGGTCTATCCGGTCCAGAACCCGATTGATGTCGTGGTGGACATCCACTTTTGTCACATATTCCTTGGCGACTTCTTCCCTTGTCCGGTTTAGGAGAATCTGTAGCCGGGAGATTTCCTCCGACTTTTCCTTCAGATTCCAACCTAGCAACCCGAGCAATGTAGTCAGCAAGGCGTTCCACAACATCATTTCCATGATTAGATCATCCGACCTTTGGTCTT